GTGGATTGGCCAAAGAAGGGTTTGAACCCCGCATTCTCTCGTTTTTGGTCTCAGATTTCTCGGGGTTTATAGATTTCGCCCTGCCGGGTTGATTTGATCTTTTTGCTGGCTTGAAAGCCGCGTTCTGTGGTTGTGATTTTTCATTTATTTGGCTCATTTGGCGGTATTGGTGGTCTTGCAGATTGCCGGTCCAGTACCGCTGTAGGCCGCGTTCTATCGTTTAAGGAGGTCGATTGCTCAGTGCAGAAGTGATAGACGGCTTCACGATTGGCCTTTTGGCGTCGAAGTACGACAACCCCAAACCTATCCCGAAGTTCCACAAAGAGATGTGGGAACTCGCGTGTAGTGATAAGCCCAAGGTTGCGGTAGCTGCCCCTAGGGGTCATGCCAAGTCCACTGCTATGACTTACGCCTATGTTATGGCGATGATGCTCTTTCGGCAGAAGTCCTTTTGTCTTTTAGTCTCGGATACGGAGGGTCAGGCGGCTGAGTTCCTTGGAGACATAAAGGCCGAGCTGAATAGTAATGAGGCTTTACGAAAGACCTTTGGTATTAAACGTCTTATCAAGGACACCGAAACGAACGTAATCGCCATTTTCAATGATGGGGAGAAGTTTCGGATTATCGCCAAAGGCTCCGAGCAGAAGGTTCGGGGTTTGAAATGGGGGGGTAAAAGGCCAGATTTGATTGTGTGCCACGCCGAGGGCACTCCGATTTACGACTTCGAGCTTGGATGGATGAAGGTAGAGGATCATCCGACAGCAACCCCTTGGGATGCCGAGTGCATCAGGGTTTCGTTGCTAAACATTGAGAACGATGAGATAACCTCTGAAGACCACCCTTATTGGGTGAAACGTGGAAATTCCATTGGCTGGGTCAGGGCCAAGGATTTGCGGATCGGAGATTGCATCGGTGACACCAGAGAAGATGCAAGCGAGCCTGGATCTTATCAAGAATTTAAAGGCTCAGGAATCGGAGATGACGGTCGATCCTTTGAACTCCAAGATGGTGTGTGGCCTCCACAATCTTCAACTCCTCCGGGAGAATTTCTCGAAGAGCAACATCCACTGGCCGGACATGCCATAGTTTGGCGTCCTATTGTCAACATACAACCTGTAGGGAGGAAAAGGGTCGTCGCAGTGCGCACGAAGGCCGGTTTTTATAAAACCGCTTTCGGAATGTCGCATAATTGCGACGACCTCTAACTAGAGAACGACGAGATCGTGATGAATCCCGAACGGAGGGAGAAGTTCAGGAAGTGGCTGATGAACGCTCTTATCCCTTGTGGGTCGGATAGCTGCCTGATTCGCCTTGTTGGGACCGTTCTTCACCTGGACTCGATGCTTCAGAGGCTTTTGGACGATAAGACGTGGGATACCCTGAGATACGAGGCTCATAACGACGATTTCTCAGAGATTCTCTGGCCCGAGCAGTTCTCTAAAGACCGTTTACTTGGGATTAGGGCTGGGTATGAGGCTCAGAACGATTTAGACGGATATGCCCAAGAGTATCTCAACCGCCCTATCGCTGTAGGGAACACCTACTTCAACAAAGACTACTTTTTCGACCTCGAAAGGGACGATGACGGCTTTCCTTACATTCTCAAGAAGCGTGATGTTCCTCGAATGGAGTTTTACGCCGCTGCTGACTTTGCTATCTCAGAAAGGGAGAAGGCTGACTATACGGTGATTATGGTCGCCGGTATGTGCCATGAGGGGAAGTTGCACATTGTCGACATGAGAAAGGGTCGATGGGACTCAGAGGCGATCATCGCGGAGTTGATTTCAGTACAAAGGGCGTGGAATCCGAACGTCTTCACCTTTGAAACGGAGAAGATTGACAAAGCCATTGGGCCTTTCTTAGAAAAAGAGATGCTCAGGACGGGTGTTTTTCTAAACATCCACAAAATCACCCCTACCAAGTCGAAAACCACCAGAGGTCGGTCCATTCAGGCAATGGTGAAGGCCAGGGCGGTGCATTTTGATAAGAAAGCGGAGTGGTATCCGGGGTTAGAGAACGAGTTGCTGACCATCTCGGATTCCGGTCCTAAAGGGAAGCACGACGACTGTTTTGACGCCTTCTCTTACATCGGTTTAACCGTAAATCGGTACTTTGAAGCCCAGTCAGACCAAGAAGTAGAAGACGACGAATACGAAGAAGCCTTTGACGACTTTCACGGACGTAACGGAACGACAGGGTATTGATGGAAAAGCTTGAAACAAAACTGAAGCTGGCCGACCTGTCAAGCCTTCAGAACATCGCCACAAGGCTCTCTGATGACGACTTGATGAAGATTGGCTTTAGAGTCGTTGAGGACTACGAAACTGATAAACAGTCTCGTTCTTCGTGGGAAGCGAAGATGAAGCAGGCCAATAAGCTTGCTTTACAGATTGTGGAACAGAAGTCTACCCCCTGGGAGGGCGCTTCCAACGTCAAATTCCCCCTATTGACCATTGCCAGCCTTCAATTTGCCTCAAGAGCGTATCCTGCACTTGTAAAAGCGCCTGATTTGGTCAAATTCCGTGTTCAAGGGAGAGACCCTGAAGGGGCGAAGGCTGCGCGGGCGGGAAGAATCTCCGCCCATATGTCCTACCAACTGTTAGAACAAGATGAGCAGTGGGAGGAGCAGCACGATAGGGCATTCATCGCCCTCCCCATTTTAGGATGTGTGTTCAAGAAGTCCTATTTTGACCCCGTGAAAGGTCATAACTGTTCCAAAACCGTCCTTCCGATGGATTTGGTGGTTCACTACTACGCCAAGTCCTTAGAAGAGTGTGAGAGGAAGACGGAGGTATTTCAGTCTTCAGAGAGGATTATTCGGGAAAGACAGCTTAAGGGCTTGTATGTCGAGCATGACCTACCCCCTGCAACTCAAGACACCGATGCCCAGGCAGACGAAAGACAGGGAACAACCCCCCCTGCGAATGACACGAATCGCCCCAGAACGATTCTTGAGCAACACGCCTACCTCGATTTAGACGGTGATGGGTATCCAGAGCCTTACGTCCTTACAGTAGATAAAGAGTCAAGGAAGGTATTCAGGATTGTCAACCGCTTTGGGGAAGTGGTTACAGAGCAATCCCTGAAGGTCGATCAACTCAAGGTTCAAATCAAAGACATCGCCACGTCTCTCCCGCAAGAAGGAAGCGAAGAAAACCTGATTGCTGCTAATAGAGCAGAGCAGACAATTACGATGCTCAAGACTCAGATTGAAAGATTTGAGCTTCAGGCTCCGAAAGTCTTGAGAATCAAAGCGGTTGAGTATTACACCAAGATCCCGTTCATCCCCGCTCCCGATGGGGGTTTCTACGATTTGGGATTTGGCGCGCTTCTAGGCCCTTTGAACGATTCCGTAGACACCCTTATCAACCAACTGATCGACTCTGGCTCACTTCAGAACGGTTCTGTCGGGTTTATTGGTAAGGGCGCTAGGATCAAGGGGGGCAAAGTCCGTTTCTCTCCAAACGAGTGGAAACGGGTGGATGTCGCCGGACCAACTTTAAGGGACGCACTTGTACCACTCCCGGTAAACGCCCCATCTCCTGTTCTGTTCAACCTTCTTGGTTTGCTGGTCCAATACACCGAGAGAGTATCTTCTGTTACTGAGGCGATGTCGGGAGAGAACCCCGGACAGAATACCCCTGCCTACAACATGAGCGCGATGCTCGAACAGGGGCTTCAAGTATTCAACGGGATATTTAAAAGAGTCTACCGCTCCTTCCGGTCTGAATTAAGAAAGCTCTACGCCCTGAACGCCATCTACTTGGATGAAGAAGAGTATTTCGAGTATCAGGATGGAGATGGGAATGCTTATAGAGAAGACTACAAGGCCGATGTAAAAGACCTCGTTCCTGCCGCTGATCCAAACGCCTTTTCGAATAAAGAAAAGCAGATGAAGGCTCAGATGATCGCAGAGCGGTCAATGATGGTTCCGGGTTACGACAAGATCAAAGTGGAACAAAGACTGCTTGAGTCTATGGACGTCCCAGACGCAGCGGAGTTGTTCCCGACCCAACAGAACCAAGAGACAGGCGCGATTGAACTTGTATTCCAGCCCGGTCCAGATCCAGAATTCCAGATCAAGCAGCTTGAGGAACAGAGAAGGACTCTCGATTCTCAACAGAGATTCCAGTTACAGGCCCAACTGACCGAAGCCAAGATCGCATTGATCGAAGTACAGATCATTGAAGTCATGGCTAGAGCGGAGTTGGCCGCAGACACCCCTGAGCTAAAGCGCATGGAACTTGCGCTAGATGAGATGAAGGACCGTAGAAAGAATCTCTTAGAAATGGCGAAGATAGATGAAGAAAGAACTGCAAGAGCAGATAAGTCAGTGGACGGAAAACCCGATAACGGTTGAACTTCATCGCCTCATAACTGAACAACTTAAAGAAATCCAGGCAGCAAAGGGACATGCGTATGCGCCCTTTGAGCCGGGTAAGACCCAGGAAATCTTGGCTAACCTAAATGGTGCCGAAGATACCTGGGAAGTAGTCCTTGAACTCCTTGAGGGAGATTGGACAGCAGTTAGTGAGGAAGAAGATGGAGAATCAATCGGGGATTTATCCCCTGACGGACAAGGTGCTGATTAAACCCGACATCATCGAAGAAAAGACCGATGGCGGAATAATCATAGCCGAATCGACCAAAGAGCAGCACCAGGCCGCACAAGCGGTTGGAACGCTTATTGCTATTGGCCGAGACGCATTCAAGAACACGACTACGAATGTGTATTCAGGCGACAGCATGAAACTCACCGAAAGGCGGGTTGAGCGTTGGGACGGAACGGCAGAACCCGGACAGCGGGTGATGTATGCCAAGTACGGCGGCTATTCGGTGGTCGGTAAAGACGGCGAGGTTTATCAGGTCATGAACGACCGCGACTTAACTTGTGCCGTGGATGAGGGTGTCAAGTACACAGGAATCCAATCAAGAAAGAGGATGAAATAGTGAGTGAAGAAAGAGACTGGGAAGTTGAAGCCCGTTCGGGTGGTTGGGTTCCTGAACCCGATGGAGTATCGGAAGAGAAGAGAGTTGATGCCAAAACCTTCGTAGAGCGCGGCGAGAAGATCGCTGGCGTTATGAAATCGAAGGTGGAGCGCCTCGAATCGAAGATTGATGAGCTTTCAAAAGGCAATGCTGATTTTCAGAAGTATCACCAGCAGACCCTAGAGAAAGAGAAGAAGAAATCTCAAGAGCGCATTGCTCAACTGGAGTCGGAACGCGCCGAAGCCATCACTGAAGGCGACGGTACGCGATTCACGAAGGTTGACAAAGAGTTGACAGAGTTGCGCTCTGAATCGAAAGAGGAGATGCAAAAACTCAACCCGCTCGCTGAAAAGTGGGTGGAAGAGAACGCTTGGTACAACTCCAACCAGAAACTTTCCGCGTTTGCCGATGGGATAGCCGAAAAGGTTATTGCTGAAGGTTATACGGGGAAGGCGTACTTCAATGAACTGACTCGAAGAACGAAAGAGACGTTCCCAGAAGAGTTTAAGAACCCTGCTCGCAGCAATGCCAGTTCGGTTGAGACAGACACAGAAAGACAGACAGATGACCCGAAACCCAAAAGTTGGGGATCGCTTCCGAAGGCGGATCAGGAACAGTGCTTGAAGTTCGTTAAGAACATTCCTGGCTTCACCAAAGAGCAATTTCTAACTGAATACGATTGGGATTAAGAAATGGAAAAGAGACAGAGAGCAGTAAACAAGAAAGATCGAGTTCCTTTTGGTGGTCTGCGAACCAAGTTGCAGGTATCAGCGGCAGATTTAAAAGAACATCTGCATGGGTATCACCTTCATTGGATCAACGACAAAGACGGACGCATTGAGGCAGCACAGAATGCTGGCTATACGTTTGTCGAACCACACCAAGCGCCGTCATTGGGTGTTGCAAACATCCACGGTGAGAATTCGGACCTCAATTCAAAAGTAAGCAAAGTTGTGAGCAGAAGCGGAACCCCGATTCGCGCCTACCTGATGAAGCTTCAACAGGACTGGCACGACGAAGATTCTGCGGCAAAGATCGCCGTGACTCGAAAGGTTGACGAAGCTCTGCGACCGATAACCCAAGGTGGACAAACGCTTGAAAGTGGCTATACCCCCAGTTGACTCTGGATGCCATGTTCGTTTGTCCTTCACTTATTTCTAAAGGAAAATAAATATGGCTAATTCAGACGCCGCATTTGGATTCCGCCCCGTAAACCGTACTGGCAGCCCGTATTCCGGCGCTGCCCAACGTTGCGTCATTGCCTCTGGCGATGGCACTGCAACGTTTGTCGGTGACGCGGTGAAACTGGCAGGCAGTTCTGTTAACGGTTATCCGACTGTTATTCAGTGTGCCGCTGGCGACCCCGTGTTCGGAGTGGTTACATCCTTCGAGGCAAACGGTAGCGATCTTTCGCTTCAATACCGCGCTGCTTCGACTCAGCGTTTTTGTCAAGTGGCTATGGCTTCGGATTCTTTTTTCGAGGTTCAGGCGGACGACGACACAACTACTATCGCAGCAACCGATGTTGGCCTTAACGCCGACTTCGTTGTTGGGACTGGTAGCACTGTGACGGGATATTCCGCGATGGAGCTTAACTCAAACACCAATGGCACTAGCAGCGCGCTCGACTTGCAAATCGTTGCCTTAGTTGATCGCGCCGACAACGAAATCGGTGCCATCAATCAGAACGTTATCGTTCGATTCAACGACCCGCAGGACAAGCCTGTTAGAACGGGAGTATAAGAAATGCCTATTTCAACTGGCAATCATCCAAAGGCATTGTGGCCTGGTGTAGCTGGCTGGTTCGGCGCTCGATACAATGAGCACTCCCGCCAATATACTAAACTTTTTGAAGTCAAGACTTCGACTAAGAATTACGAAGAACTTGTGCAGCAAACTGGTTTCGGCCTCGCCCCGGTAAAACCCGAAGGCTCCGCAACAGCGTATGACTCTCATCAGCAGGGTTATGTGTCTCGTGGAGTGAACGTCGCATACTCTCTTGGTTACATCGTGACCAGAGAGGAGCTGGCTGACAATCTCTACGAGGCTGTTTCCATGCGTCGCGCCGGATCTCTGGCGTTTTCGTTTGGGCAAACCCGCGAGCAAGTTGGTGCCAACGTCTACAACCGCGCATTTAGTCCCTCCTATGTGGGCGGCGATGGCGTTGAGCTTCTGAGTACTGCACACCCCTCGGTGAGCGGGAATCAGTCCAACGAACTTGCGACTGCTGCTGACTTTTCCGAAGCCGCGCTGGAAGACCTGACCATTCAGATTATGAATGCAACGGACCCCAAGGGCCTGAAGATCAGCATTACCCCCAAGTGTCTTATTGTCCCGACCTCTCTTGTCTATGAGACTGAGCGCGTCCTGAAGTCGAATCTGCGGGTTGATACCGCAAATAACGACATCAACGCAATCAAGTCGATGGGCGTAATCCCCGAAGTCGCGGTTAACAACTACCTGACCGACACTGACGCATGGTTTATCAAAACCGGCGGCGTCGAAGATGGTCTGGTGTGGTATGACCGCGAAGGCGTTCAGTTCACGAAGGACTCAGACTTCGATACGGACAATGCCAAGGCAAAGGGATATATGCGCTTTGTAGCCTTCTGGGGGGATTGGAGATCCCTGTACGGCTCACCCGGCGCTTAGTTATTTATAAGGAGTTTTCTCCTTAAGTAAGCGACAACTCTCCTGGGGGCTTCGGCCCCCTTTTCTTTTGAACTTATGAAACATTCTAAGGACGGCACGCCGTTCATAAGGAAATACTATGTCTAATTATCCAGGCGGGTTTCCGGGCGGTATTACCGTTCGCGGACAACCTCTTCAACTGTTGCACCCCGGAGAAGTATTCTGGGTGAACAACTCTTCTGTTCTCGCCAAGAGTGGCGTGGGCGGATCTAACGGCAATGACGGCTCTTACCGTAAGCCGTTCTCTACCATTGACTACGCGGTAGGCAGATGTACTGCTTCGCGTGGCGATGTCATTATGGTCATGCCGGGTCATGCTGAGTCGATTACTTCAGCTACCACGCTGGCTCTTGACGTTGCTGGCGTTGCGGTTATTGGCTTGGGTGGAGCTACGGGTCGCCCGACTCTGACGTTCACCACAGCTAACACAGCGACTATCAACATCTCGGCGGCTAACGTCACGGTGAAGAACATCAGCTTTGTTGGTAACTTCCTCGGTATTGTTTCTGCAATCACTATTGGTGCGGCCCCGTCTTGCACTATCGAAGGTTGCGGATTCAGCGATACGAGCGCTATTCTTGGCTTCCTTTCGGCCATTAAAACCACGGTTACTGTGAATGCAGACCATCTGCATATCCTC